GGAACTGCGGTGGCAGAGGCAGACGCTCTAGTTACTCTTGGTAGTTTATCTTCATCATTTGCTACAGGAACAGAAACAGTTGAGGTAGGAACTGGTGTAATTGTAAGTGTTTCTACTGTAGCAATTAGTTTTGCCACAGGCACCGAAACAGTAGAGGCTAATGCCACAGCGAGTCCAACAGGACTAGATTTATCAATAGTAACAGGAAATTTATTCTCAACACCATGGGCAAATGTAGTGACGGGAGAGACTAATACGTGGACAAACAGAACCACAGGAGCAAGTAACACTTGGACTGTGGTGGACGCAGCATAAAAAGTGTTGCTTGGGTAACAAAAAAAGATATATTTTAGAGAGGTTTAAACATGGCAAGTACATTTTCAGATAGACTCAAATTAGAACTGATGGCTACAGGCGCTAATGCCAATACATGGGGAACTAATACCAATAATAACTTAGAGGTTTTAGATGCTTTTTCAGCGGGTTATTTATCTAAATCAGTCGCTGGTTCAGCTAATATAACTCTGACAACAGCCAATGCCTCTGATACTGCTGAATCTTCAAATAAAACAATAGAATTAACAGGCGCTCTTACAGGGGATATTGTCGTATTTATTCCTGCTGTTGAAAGTGAATATAACTTTTTTAATAATACTACAGGTTCACAAACCTTAACAATCGCAGCTACAGGACACACAGCTAATGGTGTTCAAATTACACAAGGTGCAAAAACAACAGTTTTCTGTGATGGAAGTTCAGACTTTAATGTAGAAATAGTTTCATCCACAGATTTAGGATCTTTAACAGGAACACTTCCACAAGTCTCTGGTGCCAACTTAACAAATTTAAATGCAAGTAATGTTGCTTCAGGTACTTTACCTGACGGAAGATTTCCTGCAACTTTACCTGCACTTAATGGATCAGCTTTGACGGCTTTAAATGCAGATAATATTGCCTCAGGAACATTAGGCTCTGCAAGATTACCAACTGTACCAACGACTAAAGGCGGTACAGGATTAACCTCTATCGGAACAGCAGGACAAGTTATTCAAGTTAATTCTGGAGCAAGTGCTCTTGAATTTGCTACTCCCGCAGGAGGTCTTACAAACTTTCAGGTAAGAGAATTTACATCAACAACTACTTACACCCCAACTTCAGGCACTGCATTCATAAGAGTGTATTGTGTAGGAGGCGGAGGCGGTGGTGGTGGCACTAACCCTGGAGGTCAAAGTGAATTTATGGCAGGCGGTGGCATGGGTGGAAACTGTGGTGTCAGAGATTATGATTCTACAGAATTAGGAGCTGATGCTGCAATTACTATAGGCGCAGGAGGCACAGGTGGCCCTAATAACCACGAGGGTGGTCAAGGAGGTCAAACCTCTTTTAATCCTGCAGGCACAGGTGTAACCTTATCAGCAGACGGAGGAGTAGGTGCTTACTCTGTCTCTAATGACGAGTACCCTTCCATGCCTAAAGACAAAACAACAAGCGTGTCAAATGCCACTTATGTAATTCCTGGTGGATATCCGATGGGTGGTGGAGAAAAAAGAAGACATGGTAGTTCTTATTATTATAGTGGTGCAGGAGGCAATAGCGCCTTTGGTTTCGGTGCGAATTATAGAAATACAAATAGTCAAGCTAATTTAGATGGTAACTCTGGTTCCAATGGTGGAGGTGGTAGTGGAGCATTGAATCGAAATTTTGCTCAAAATAGAGTAGGTGGCGCCGGTGGTGCAGGTATTGTAATAATAGAGGAATATCAATAATGCCTAAAGTATGTATTTTAAATTCAACAACTAATGTTGTTGAGAATGTTGTCGTAGTAGATGATATTAATAATGTTCCCTCATTTTTAATTCAAGAGGGTCAGAAGTTAGCTACTGATCATACAGGTGAGATTGATGAAACCTGGAATGGTAGTGCTTATGTTCCCGCAGCTTTTGCCGATAACAGAACCGATGAAGAAAAGTGGATTGATATTAGAGAAGAAAGAAACAAAAGATTAGCAGAAACAGACTATTATGCTTTATCTGATGTAACCATGAGCACAGAAATGACTGCTTACAGACAATCTTTAAGAGATCTACCATCAACAGAATCTGATCCTGATAATATAACTTGGCCCACAAAACCATAATTTTTTGATTAAAACAATTTATAATTTTTTTAATCCTCAATACATTGAGCCTATTTATAATGAATGTAAAAAACTAAAGTTTTATTCTTTAGAGGAATATAAACAAAAATTAGACGGAAAAAGTAATTGGCCAGGTCAAAGAACAGAAACTCTCATCAAATCAAATCCTTTTTTGTATTTTTATTTATCTTCAATTTTAAACAGAAATAATATTTTTTTTGAAAATTATCGAGAGATATTCTCTGCCTGTCATATAAGATATGAGGAAGATGAAAAAAAAGACTTCATTCACGTAGATGATGCTGACACTATAATAATTTATTTATCTCAAACTAATTTAGAATCGGGAACTAAATTTTATGCTGATGATTTTAAAAGTGAAATTTTGTGTTCAAGATTTGTTCAAAACTCTGCTGTTTTTTTCTCGCAAGGGATTGCTCATGGATCATTTGGAAATCATGGAAATACCATAGATGACGGAAGAATGACAATTAATATTTTTTTATATAAATAATGCACGAAGAAGTCATATTAAAAGAATCAATATTTATTAATCAATACGATGGTGATTCTGATATAATTCAAAGTCACATAGATCACATAGTAAAGTTTGATAAAGGTAGAGTAGTTAGTAATCAAGGAGGATATCAAAGTAACAACATTACTTTTGGATTTAAAGATTTAATATCTTTTGCTCAAAAAAGCCTGTCTTCTATAAATATTAAAACAAAACTTGACTCCTTTTGGTTTAATATAAATAAAGGAAATGATTATAATCATCCACATATTCACGATGTATCTCTTTGGTCGGCTGTTTATTATCATAAAGTTTGTTGTGAAAAGGCTACATTAAACTTTCATCATTTAGTTCCTGCACTATTTAGTCAGTATCATTGTTATGTTCCTAAAGAAAAAGACATGGTATTTTTTAAGGGAATAATTCCTCATTCAGTTAGTCCCTGTAAACAGCACGAACACGAAAGAATTTCTATCGCTATGAATTTTAATGTGAAGTAACATGTACATATTTAAAAGCAAAGTAGAAAATCATCAAGAAATAAAGAAGAAACTTTTACAGCAAATTGATTTAATACCTAAAAATCCTTTTCAAAAACAAGGTCAAGAATTAATGCACACAGATTGGAATATACCCTCTACTATGCACAGAGAGTATGCTAACCTATTTTTAAAAACCATTCACCCTCACTTAATAAAAGTGTCAAAAGCTGTTGGAACGGATACCTATGAGATGTGTAATTTTTGGTTTCAAAAATATGGCAAGGGTGGGCATCATGGTTGGCACAATCACGCTGGTGGGCATTACGCTAATGTTTATTTTGTTGAGTGTCCAAAAGGAGTTAGCACTAAATTTAAAAACATTGTAGAAGAATGTGATGAGGGAGATATACTTAGCTTCCCTGCTTTTCTACCTCATAGCTCTCCTATCTTAGAAACAGATTCAGTAAAAACTGTAATAGCATTTAATATTAATTTAGTTATACATGACAAGGAGTACATATGATAAAACCAGAAGAATTAAAAGATAAGAATTTTAAAATATTTTTAGGAATGCCGATGTATGGTGGCATGGTCTCAGAAGCAACAGTTCACGGATTATTAGAATTACAACAATGGAGTATGGCAAAAAAGGTTGGACTTAGATTTCAATCAATGGGTAATGAAAGCCTTATTACTAGGGCCCGTAATACAATTGTTTCTATGATGATGGATCAAACAGATTATGTAGCAACACATTTATTATTCATTGATGCTGATATTGGTTTTCAATGGCAAAATATTGAGAGATTATTATGTGCAGACAAAGATGTTGTTTGTGGTATTTATCCAAGAAAACATATCTATTTAGAAAAAGTAAAAAAAATATTAGAAGAAAATCCTGATGTTACTCCTGACGAGATAGAAGCAAGAGCTCTTGGATATAACATAAATTTTGATAATCCAGAGTCTATAAACGGTGAAAATGGTTTTTTTAAAGTTAATGAAGCTGCAACAGGAATGATGTTAGTCAAAAGAGAAGTATTTCGTACAATGATGAAAAAGTTTCCAGAACGAAAATATGAGTCTGATCAAATTGTTAATGGTGGCCCTTATAGATCAGACAATTGTTATGACTTGTTTGCAGTTGGTCCTTATAAAACTAAAGATCAAATAAGATATTTATCTGAAGATTATTATTTTTCTAGATTATGGACAGAAGAATGTGGTGGTGAGATATGGGCTGACTTATCGATGCCCTTAACACATTTTGGTAATAGAGCGTTCAAAGGTCATGTAGGCACGTTGGTTGCACCAAAAAAATAACATGTCTTCAATAGATTTATTACAAGGTAAAAGAATAAATGTAATTGATAATTACATTTCTTTAGAGGAGTCTAAGCTTTTATACAATTTAATGACTTCCCGTGATTTTAGTTGGTACTTTTGGTCATGGACTTTAACTAATAATGAAGAAGATTTAGAAAAGGGTTTTTATGAATCTCCTCAACATACCCATACTTTTGTATTAAATGGAGAGTTAACTTGCTCTGATGCTAAAACTGTTATTTATTTGGCAAAATTAAAAAATAGAAGGATTACGAGACTAAAAGCTAATAACACCTTAAATATTAATAAAAAAGGCATCTCAAATCCTCCTCATATTGATAATAAAAGTTTAGCAAATGAATTAGTCAACGGTATTCTTTTTCTTCACGAAACTGATGGAGACACTGTGTTTTTTGACAATGAAAGAAGAGAAGAGTTTAGAATAAGCCCTGCTCCTGGCAGAGCTATTTTTATGGAAGGCACTGTTTTACACGCTGGTAATAATCCTATTCAATATCCTCACAGATTACTATTAAACGTAAATTTAGCTAGATAACAGGTGAACTCAATAGTTTTAAATTTAGTTTTTTGTAGTATATTACTGAAATGCCATTAGTTAATTTTAGACCAGCACCAGGCATTAATAAAGAAGTAACCGACTACACAGGCGAAGGCAAGTGGACAGACGGTGATAATGTACGCTTTTTTCAAGGATTGCCACAAAAAATCAAAGGATGGGAGAAATTTATTTCTACTACTTTGGTAGGTGTAGCTCGTGATCAACACGCATGGGTAGCCTTGGATGGCACAAGATATGATGCGGTAGGCACAGACAGAAAGCTTTATGTCGTAGAAGAGGGTTTAGCATATGACATTACTCCTATAAGAGAAACTCAAGCTTTAACTAATCCTTTTACTACAAACGCAACAACCTCGGTGGTTGTGACTGACACTGGTCACGGTGCACAAAAAGGAGACTTTGTAACATTTGACTCTTTTTCAGCTATCGATGGTCTTGACATGAATAAAGAATTTGAAATTACCTCGGTGGCAAACACTGATGCGTATGTTGTAACAACGACCGCTGCTGCTTCAGGCTCAACTTCGGGTGGTGGTGGATCAGGTAATGCAAAGTATCAAATATCAATAGGTCCTGAAGTATCTACTTCAGCTTTTGGTTGGGGTACAGACACTTGGGGTGCAGGCACATGGGGCACTCCTTCAACAGTTTCAAACGTAACCTTAGAAGCAAGACAATGGTCACTCGATAATTTTGGTGAGGATTTAATCGCAACAGTTTTAAACGGTGGAGCTTTTAAATGGGATACATCAACTGGTGTATCTACAAGAGCAGCAGCTATATCTGGTGCACCAACTGCATCAAGAATAAGTTTAGTTTCTACACCGGATAGACACTTAGTGTTTATGGGAACAGAAGCAACAATAGGAACTGTGGGCTCTCAAGATGATTTACTAATAAGATTTTCAGATCAAGAAGATATTACCACGTATCAACCGACAGCAGAAAATACCGCTGGTTCATTACGTATTGCTGATGGATCACGTATCGTGGCTGCAGAGCGATCAAGAGGTCAAATACTTGTATGGACAGATACCTCTTTACATTCGATGCAGTTTATTGGTCCACCATTTACTTTTGGACTACGTCAATTAGGTCAAAACTGTGGTATAATAGGCATTCATGCTGGTCTTGATTTAAATGGTGTTGCCTATTGGATGTCTCAAGATTCATTCTTTTTATTCGATGGTACAGTTAAGAAACTACCATGCACTGTAGAACAATTTGTTTTTGATAATATTAATGTAACGGGTGCAGAAAATGCTTTTGCAGGTCACAATGGTGAGTTTAATGAAATAATGTGGTTCTATCCTAGAACAGGATCTGACATAATTAATGCTATTGTAGCTTATAATTATTTGGAGGGCACATGGTGGACAGGAACCTTAGATAGAACAACTTGGATTGATAGAGAGGTGTATGAAAATCCTGTGGCAACAGACTATTTACCAACGACCACGGCCAACAATGAAACCATTTCTGGTTTGACTGACGGAGCAACTCAAATGTTTTTACATGAAACAGGTAATGATGCTGATGGAGTTGCCATGACTGCTTTTGTAAAGTCTGGATCAGTAGAGATAGGCGAGGGCAATGATATGTTATTTGTTCAAAAACTTATACCTGATGTGCAAAATCAAGCAGGCACTTTAAATTTTAAGTTAGAGTTTAAAAATTATCCAAATACAAGCACTAGCACCACTAAAACTGCAACTTTTACAGATGCCACGGAGTTTGTAAGTTTGCGTGGTAGAGGTAGAGAGTTTACAGTAAACGTAGTATCGAATACTACGGGAACCGCTTGGCGATTAGGAACACAAAGATTTGACATACAACCAGATGGTAGACGATAGTATCTTTTAAGATGCAATTAATTGAAAATTTTTTACCTGAAGATATTTTTTTAGATATTCAAAAAACATTACTAGGGTCAACGATGGGATGGGGTTTTTCACCTCATTCAACAAACTCTGAAAGAAATGACGACTTTTATTTTACGCACACGTTATATAATAATGGAAATCAACTTAGTGGCTTATTTCAACAAATAGTGCATCCAATATTAGGAAACTTACAATTTAATTATTTACTTAGAGCAAGAGCAAGATTAATAACACGACAAACTACACAAATACCTCATAAATTTCACGTTGATAGTAAAGAAAAACACATGGTTGCTTTGTTTTCTGTGAATACTAACAATGGTCACACATTATTTGAAAATGGAGAAAAAAAATATTCCAAGGAAAATACTATGCTTATATTTGATGGCTCTTTAAAACACGCTACCGTGCCTCAAACAGATACGAACATTAGAGTAAATATTAATTTCAATTTTGCTTAGAAGGGAATATACTATTTAAATGGCCAAATTAACTTTACAAAGATTTCCAGATCCAAGAGAAGAGTATCAGAGAGAACAGCAAGCTGAGTTAATTAGACAATTGGAGGAAATGATACAACAATTAAACACACAATATACTCAAGACACACAGGAGGAGTCCACTAGAAGATCGTGGTTTTTTAGTTAAATGGCTGACGTATTTAAAAGATTTATTGCAAACTTAACAAACACAGATTTAACAACTGTTTTTGAAGTTCCTACTGCAAACGTTGCAGCGACACCGCCCGTGCCAGTATCTACGTTTATAGTTAAAACTATAAATACACATAATTATGATGGATCAAGTTCTGTGACAGTAAACATTGATCATAATAATGGAAGTGCGGATCTTCAAGTATTTCAAGTTGATGTATCTGCGTCTGATACAAACACCATAAACACAAGCATGGTATATCAAGAAGGAGATAAAATGAAAGTTCAAGCAAACGCTGCTTCAAGAGCAATTATTGAAGTATCTGTTTTAGAGGTAAAGCAACAACAATAATGCAAATCATTAAGGATTTTTTACCTCAAAATCAATTTTTAGAAATCAAAAACATTCTCACAGGAGGTGATAACTTTCCTTGGTATTATGGTGAGGGTGTAGCAAAAAAAAGTGTATACGATGGATATTTTTTTGGACACATGTTTTACATGAACAATACACAAGAAAGTAAATATTTTGCAAATGTTGTTATGCCTATTATAGGACACATGAATTTTTCATATTTAATAAGAGCAAAAGCAAACTTATACACAAAGCATGAACTTCAAAACCCTCATGGTTTTCACGTAGATTTTCCTGAGGAACATAGCGTTGCTTTGTATTCTGTAAACACTAATAATGGATACACGCTGTTTAAAGATGATACGAAGGTTGAATCTGTTGAAAATACATTATTAATTTTTGATGGTAATTTGGAACATGCAAGTGTTCCTCAAACTGATCAAAATATAAGGGTTAATATTAATATTAATTTTAGGTAAAATAATAATGTATCTTATAACATCTGTCCCTGAAGACATTACAAAAAAACTAGACGAAGTAATTAACAAAAAACATACTGAAAAAGCAAATCAAGATTTAGCAGGAAATATTCAAAAAGAATTTATGATACCGGATGGTAAATCAGTTATTTGGCCTCTAATTGATAAATGTATTCAAGCTCATTTTGAAAAGTATCCAGGTTATTACGCTAGAATAAGCGGTATGCATAAAACTAAAAAATTTCACTTAGAGTTACATAATCTTTGGGTTAATTATCAAAGCAAACATGAGTTTAATCCAGTGCACGTGCATGATGGTTTATTTAGTTTTGTTATTTGGCATAAAATTCCTTTCAACATGGCTGACGAAAAAGCTAGATTTCCACACATGAAAGAGGACGAAATAAGAGCAGGACACTTTGTTTTTATAATGCCTAATGAAATGGGTCAAATTGTGTCCCATGCAATACCTGCTGATAAAGAATGGGAAGGTAAAATGGCATTATTTCCAGCATCACTTAATCATCAAGTTTATCCTTTTTACACTTCAGATGATTATAGAATATCTATTTCAGGAAACATAGGGTTTCAATAATCGGTTGATTTATTAGTTTTTCGCCTATAAAACTATAGTATGGCGAAGATTGTAGATGAACCTAAAATATTACGTTACGACGATATTGAAGGTAAAAAAGTTCCTGTTTATAGTGCAAAAGTAGAAACCACAATAACTAACACTAGAACAGGACAAGAGTACGATTCACATGAGGATTGTCAGGCAGACATTGACAATCCTGAAACAGAAACAACAGAGGCAGATATAAGGAGAGATGTTCACGTAACAGCTCCTAACGTATTTGCTGGAGCACATACACTACCGGAGTAAAGATGTTTAAGAAGATCTTCAAAGCAGCTAAAGATTTAATACGAAGTCCTGTTGGACAAATCGGTATTGGATTACTATTACCTCAGTTTGCACCTGCTCTTGGCACCATGGCTAAAGCAGGAGGACTCAAAGGTTTAGTTGGCGGTATTGGATCTTTTGCAGCAGCAAATCCTGCGCTTACTCAAGCTGGTCTAGGTTTACTTGCGGGTGATAAACCTGCTAATATATTACGAAACGTAGCTTTAGGTGCTGGCACTTCAGCGTTAAGAGGGGGTATGACAGGAGAAGGTGGAGTTAGTCAGTTTTTTGGTGGGCAACCACAAGTTGCAAGCAGACAGATTGCACCAGCCATACAGAATATTCCTCAAGGTGGATCTATGACTATTTCTGGTCCAATGCAGTCTGGTCAACCTGGTTCCAAAATTTCACTTCCTCCTACTGGTGCAGATATGAGTGGCACATTAAATTTACCAACATCAAGAACTCCTGTCACAGATAAAACCTTTTTACAAAGAATGGGCTTAGAAATAACAGAAAAAATAAACCCAATTACAGGTGAACCTATGCCTGTAACCAATTTCTTTGAAAGATACTCACCATTAATTAAACTCGGTGGTATCGGTTTTAGTGTTGCTTCTGCAGCTTTAGGTGAAGAGCAAGCTAAAGCACTATATGATCCAAATAAAAATCCATATTTATCTGGTGATGTAAAAATTACAGATGTATATACACCTTTGAAACAAGGTGGTGGCGTTATGGACTTTCCTAAAAAAGACGGTATGATTAATGGTCCAGGTGACGGTCAATCTGACGATATCCCTGCAATGCTTTCAGACGGCGAATTTGTAATGACTAAACAAGCAGTAATGGCTGCTGGTAATGGTGATAGAGAAAAAGGCACTAGAAAAATGTACGAAATGATGAACTCTTTACAGGATAAAGCAAAAAATATGGGGATAGGTAAATTCTAATGGCTTCATTTGACGAACTTTTAACACAAGCGTACGGTAATCTTCTTAAGGCTGGTGAATCTATTACCAGTCCTGATTATATGAAAAAATTTCCCATACCTGTTTCTAATGTGGCTCAAGTTTCACCCGCTTTAGGACAAGCAACTCAATTAGTTTCAAATGCTGCCACACAAATGCCGGATTATTTTGGTATGGGTGTAGGAGCTTTAGGTGGTGCAAACACCGCAATTGCAAATGCAATGACAACAACAGCAGGCACAACTGGTGCTTTTGATCCCTCATCTACACAAGCATTTATGAATCCTTTTCAAAAACAAGTTGTTGATGAGTATGCAAAAGAAATGCAAAGACAGTTTGATATTTCTCGACAAGGCAGAGCCAAACAAGCCATAGGCGCTGGAGCCTTTGGAGGATCAAGAGAGGGTGTCCTAGAAGCAGAAGCACAAAGAGGATTTCAACAACAATTGGGGTCAGGCATAGCTAATTTATTAGCAGGTGGATTTGATCGTGCACAACAACAAGCTGCTAAAGCTTTTGAAAATCAAAGACAAGCACAACAAAATGCAGCAAGGTTACAATTAGGAGCTGGAGAACTAGGAACTGGTATTGGTCAACTGTTTGGTCAGTTTGGTGTTAACGCACCTAGGACCACGGGCCAACTTGCAACAACATTGAGTAGTCTGGGTGTCACTGAACAACAAGCACAACAAGCTGCATTTGATCAGGAACAGCAAAATAGATTGGCAAGATTCTATCAACCTTTTCAAGCGTTGCAGTTTCAATCAGGACTCATTGGACAGTTCCCAACCTTAGGGGCAGGAACACCTCAAATGGGTAATCCTTTACTTGCTGGAATAGGAGCCTTAGGAAGATCATTAGGAGGGTAACATGTCAGATTCTGGATTTGATACCCTTGATAGTTTTCAAGATAAATCATTTACGATTGAGCCTATAAAACCTGTTTCACCTATTACAGGTGTGCAAGGAGGTACTTTTGATATTAAAACTGTTCAAAAAAATGAACAACAAGCACAAAATAATCAAATAAAAGACGAAATAAATAAAGATCAGGCTTTACAGGCTGTTGATCAAACACCTCTTTATAATCAAATGGCGTTAGACGCTGTTAACTCTTATATTCCTGTGCGTCAACAAATGGAGGAAAACACCGCTTTTATTGCAGAACAAATGGGTTTAGGTGAAAGAGTGACATTTGATCAAGCTTTACAAGAAATACAATCACAATTAGGTCCCTTACCACGAACCACTGCTGTTGATAAGGCTTTAAATTTTATGGTGGACTCAGTTAATGCAAGAACTCCGTATCAAGGAACTGCAGGTGTTTTTGATATTTTAGCACAAGCTACTGGTAAGTATATTGATAGAGAAACAGCAGAAAAAGCAGCAAATATTTCACATGGATTGAAAATGAGAGAACTTGCAATTAAACAAATGCAAGATCAAAACGCTGCAATACTCGCTAAAGAAGCAGATTTCTTTTTAAAAAAAATGGGTATGGAAGATGATTATTTACAAAAGTTCTATAGTCAAACAAATGAAATACAAAAACAAATTAATCAATTTAATTTAGATGATCTTAAGGCAAAGCAAAAGGCATCTTATGATTTATTTGCTAACCCGATGAGATTATTTAATAATGTTACTTTTATGGGTCCAGATGGTCCTATCGTTTCAACATCAAAACTTGTTTTTAATGAAGAAAAAGGTGATTATGAGATTATGTTACCAAGACAACTTGAGAATGGTGACGTTGTATTTGATCAAGAAGCTCCGCCTGACACATATTTTAGTCCTGAAGAAGGACCACAAACCGATGCAGGTTTATTAGTAGGTGGAGCAAACTTTGGTCAGGTACAACAATTGGTCGGTGACTTTGATACACTAGGTCGTGCAGGTGATCTTGTTGTGGGTATGTTTGAAATGGATCAAAAAGCATTAGAGTCAGGAGCTCCATCACGTTTTGGTATCGAGGGTGCAGTAGAAAAACTTAAACAAGAAACACAGTTTACATTACGATCTTTGTTTAACGCCATTAATCCAGGTGCTGGTGATATGTTTGTTAAAGAGGGTAATACGTTATACGAAAAAGATAAAGCTCTCTATCAGTTACAACCTGATGAAGAAGAAAAGTTTGTAGACTTTACTTTTCAAGCACCTAAAAAAGGAGCGCTTGATAATATTGTAAAGAAAATTCCAGGAGTGTCTGACTTTGAACCCGTTACAAGAAGAGTTTCTATCGATGATTTCTTTGGAGATCGTGGTTATGGCACATATAGATCTTTAGGTTACAGTGAAGATTTTGCTAGATTAAAGGTGCAAGAAAACTTGATTATCTACGCTCTTGCTCGTGCATTGAAACCAACAGGTCGTTTGAACGTGGATGATATTAAAAGAGCTTCCGATCTTGTTAACTTACAAGGATTTACTTCTCCTGAATATGTCAGGGGACAACTAAAAGAAATTTTAAGATTTATCAGAAAAGCACAGGTTGACTTATATGGTCAGGGTCAGATTGGCGATAGAAATGTATTTGATCAAGAATACTACGGCCCAATGGTAGACAGATATAAAGAGTTTTTAGGTCAAACTCCACCGATGACAGAGTCACCAAAGATTGAACCTAATATTGAAAACCCACCTGCAGAAGATCCGACTCAACAAGAGGTAACCTATAACGGTGAAATATTTACTATGGGAGATAACATCTAATGGCAGAAAAAAGTTTTTTTAAAGAGGTAGGCTTTCCAGAGAGTTTAAGTGCTGAAGATAAAGGCAAACCATTTGTAACGACAACTAATCCAAATTTAGTGACTATCTTACCTGGCACACCAAACGCACATACATTTTATTTTCAAGATCCTAAAAATCCATCTGCAACAGAGTTAAATAAAGTTAGAGAGTTTTATGGAATACCCTTAGACGTTTCTCCCCAAGAAGCAGAAGCACAACTAAATGCATTAGGTAAAGTACAAGCAGCAAATATTGTCGGACAGATTCCTTATGAGCCAGGCACCAAACAATATTACTCTGAGCTATCAGCTAGAATTGCAGATGTTAATCAACGTATGAAGTTGATTGAAGATCCTGCAAATTATTACTTTAAACATTTACAACAACAAGTTCCTCTGCTTGATCGATTTGTTCCTGATCAATTAGTATCAAAAGAATCTTTTCAAATGGCAGGAGCTCTTGGAGCTTTAGGATTAGCAGGTCTTGCTACTGCTCCTACAGGTGGTTCTGGAATGCTAGCTGCAAGAATACTAGGTGCTGAGGTTTTGGGTGACATGGCAGGTGGTCAACTTTATGAACTGACCAATCAAATGTTGCGTCATCTCAATGATCTACCAATGAAAGACGAAGCAACAATGATGGCAACTCACTTAAGAGATGCCTACATGGCTTTAGCATTTACTGGAGGTGGCATGGCTTTAGGTCCAATCGTTAAAGCGTTTAAACCTACGGTGGGTCGAGTTCTTTTTGGATTAGACAATAAAAATCCTGAGTATCAAAAAATGTTAGACGTGGCAGAAACTTACGGTATGCCTCTTGGTATTATTCAAGCAACAAACAGTGCTTTCTGGAAAGGTTACTCAAGAGTTATCGGTGTTTTCCCTTACGTCGGTACACCTTTTAGAAGAGCAGGCGAAGGCACGAATGAAGCAATACGACAATATTTTAAAACAGCATCAAATAACTTTGCACCTTTTCAAACTATGGCCTCATTGGGTGGTGACATTGCAAGATTAGGAAGAGAAGAATACAAAGACAGTATGACTATATCTCGTAAGTTATATGAACAATTTAATGATTATTCAGAAAAACTAGCAGGTAAAAAAGTAATCAAATTAGACACAGTTAAATATTTAGCGGATGAATTTGAAAAAAATCTCATAGCTGGTCGACCTGGAACCAGTGGTTTTCAATTTCGTTTTCCTGGTGATGGGTCAAGAAAAGCTTTTGAAGATTTTTACAGAACATTAAAAAATCTTGATGCTGATGGTGTGACTATAGAACAAGCAAGAACTTTACAACAACTATTTTCTGAGTTTCAAACAAACTTTAAAGTTGAAGGTAAGGGTAATATTCCTACTCGTGAAGGTTCAAGAATTACACAATTAGGCTTAGCACTTGAACACGATACAAATAAATTAATCAATCTCGACAACGAAGTTGACAAGGTAATATTTGAAACTGCACAAACAAAATTAACACAAGCAAACGAGTATTTGGCTGAGATAATGCCTAAATATGATGGTCCTGTTGCTGACCAATATCGATTAGTAAACGAAATGATATTTAGTCCTGGTGCTCAAACCTCACAAGGTCTTATAGGTAAAAAAGCATTTTTAGATAATTTATTGACCATGGCTAAAGAAGATGAGGAGTTAATGGCAGCCATGATGAATTTAGCTAAGACACCAAGAGCTAACTTAAAAGCTTACAAAATGTCTGGAGGTAAAGAGGGTGTAAAAGTTGATAATGTTCCGGTAGAAGTGTTAGATGAAAATCCAAGACTACCTAACGGTGAAATAAACCCTAACTTTGGTAAAACCATAAAAACAATTGAAAACGGAATTGTAGCGATGGGTCCTGATTACGGACGCAGACAACTTGTTAGAAAAATGTATGACAAAGCTTTAGCGGATGCATTCCAAGGTTTACCTGTTGCCTCTACATTAGGTGATTACAAAGGTTTAAAAAATTTAGACGCCACTGAAGTTTATAAATTCGGTTACAAAAAAACTCAAGGTGGTAAGGATATGTTTGCGTTTAGAACAGTTGAATTTAATCCACGGACCTTTGCAGATAATTTAGGTTTAAATACAGCCGAGGGTAGAGCTGCATTCAGCGAAGCTTTAAAAGGCACAGGAACAAAGGTTGAGGATATTACAAGATTCTTAGATATAGCAGAACGTGCAGGAAGCTTTGTCGTCACTGACCCGTCTGCATTTGTACAAAGACGTGTAACCTTGAGTGGTTTTAAAGGAGTATTATTATTTGGTACATTAGGTGCGGCGGGTGCTGGAGCTAGTGCGTTAACTGGTGGTATAGGTCCTTTGATGGTGCCTTTATTACTACGTTACGGTTCAAGCATTTTGACTGATCCAAAGGTTTTAAAATCATTTTCAAGAGTATTACAAGACACTGGTCCTGATGCAGCTTTACGTGCGGGCGTTGGTAAACAATTTATTTCTGAAGAAGATAAAAAAGTATTATTAGAATGGGCAAACAATACATTGCCTACACAAGCTGATTTAGAACAACAAGACTTTGTCAATCAAGTAGAACAATCCATAGTAAGTTTAATGAAACAACCACAAACTGCCGCTGAAGCACCTGCTGCAAGAGAACAGCAGATGGACATGATGGAAAAGATGTTTGGTCCTTTCCAACAAATGTCTGAAGAAGATTTGCAAATAGGAAGACAATTAGAAGATAAGTTACAACCTACCTTTAATGAAAACTTAGGCACATCTAATATGAATCAATTTAATGTAAATCAACCTGTTAGCCCAAGTGTAAGAAATGAACTTGCGTTTGGCACTATTGATGATGCTCTAAATCAACAAATGATGGACAGAGGAATAGGGACATTACCGTAATGAAAAAGTTTGATAATACTGGAGGCATTGCATCTGTAAGAGTGGTACCTTTAATGCAAGATGGTGGTTTAGCAGAAAAAAGATTGGCAGACGGACCACCTGGCGGACCAAAACAATTTGAGGTGCCAGATGAAAGAATGATCACAAAAAGACGTGAAGTGAATACTTTTCCCATACCAGTTCCTGGTGATGAACCCATATCAAGTGAACCTAATTTTGAAAGTGGATTACAAGAATTTCCAGGACCAGGCTTAGAGTTTCAAGATTTTATTTTTAATACGCCAACTATAATGCCTCAAGAAGTATATCCCACGGATCCCGATCCAGGTATTATGTTTAATCAAGGCATGGGTGGAGTTCCTAACTTATTGCAAGCAAATATATTGAAACCTGCAGGAATTTTGTCTATAAATAAAACATATGATATCTAAATTAAGAAATTGGTTTAAAAAATTATTTAAGAAAGGAGAACCCGATGAACATCAAGAGCATTGGGGAATAGGATCATGATAGAATTAACAGATGAACTAAAAGCTAGGGTGCGTGTCCATGAAGGCGTGCGCACACAAATGTACTTGGACAGTTTGGGCAAAGCCACTATCGGCATAGGCCACCTTATTCAGCCTCACGAACGAGAAAGATACTCAGAAGGAGTAGAAATCTCCATGGAGGAAGTCGAAGAGCTATTTGATATAGACTTAAATAAAGCTGCTGCGGGGGCTGATTTATTAATAGATGAATGTGTTGGACATGATCTACCACAAAAAGTCTCAGAAGTAATATTAGAAATGGTGTTTCAATTAGGCACTAATGGTGTCCGCAAGTTTAAAAACATGTGGAAAGCCATGAGAGTCAAGGATTGGAAGAAGGCCGCTGAAGAAATGAAAGATTCTAGGTGGCATGCACAGACCACAAAAAGATGTGAAAGTCTTGCAGAAATCGTTGC